ACGCTTAGTGGTTGTCACACCAACTTCGGTGGTTCCGTCTTCGTTCCGTACGCTAGTGGGTACACGTTGTACTATCTCAGACAATACAATCTCAGCAACACCGTTACCGTAGATAGCACCGTTGAGGATAACCTCACTGATGGCTTTTCTAATCTTTCTACGCTTCAGGTCTTCATCTAAAGTCTCACGAAGCAGTGCTACGTCAGCTCGTTCTGAATCGCCTATGTCGTCTGTAACATCAAACAAGCTACCTCTACCGTAGATGGCTTCTTCTACTTCCGCTACTGAAGATTCAACAGCTTGAGAAGTATGAGGTGCAACAACTCGTGATCGTTCACTCTCTCTAGTCTTGTCTTCGGCTTTCCAAGTACCACGCCAGATACGCTCATACTCGAGATGGTTTTGTTTGAAGTTGTTATCATAGAAGTCACCCCAGTCATTCATATGACTCATGACCCATGAAGCTAGACTGTCGCCTACTATTAAATCTGCCATTACGTTAGTATTCCTAAAGGTAGCTCTATCATGTTTCTATTCCCTTTCCAGCTATTCCAACGAGCAGGCACTACCTGAAGATTGAAAGCAGTATGTAGTCCAGAAGCCTTTTTGTGGTTTATAGGGACTATGTGATCTACGGACCATTTAAATCCTGTATGCTCTTTACGCTTTTGCGCTAAGTCTATAGCTTCTTCAAGCACAAACTCATCTAGTTCTAAGATATTGCCTGCTCTTTCTAGTATTTGCATTCTACGCTTATGTGAATATTTAGTTGCTGTTACTTTACGACCAAGATTAGTAAGTTTATTTTGAGCAAGCCACTCGGCTCGTGTTGGTTTTCCTGTTCTTTTTCTACTTCTTTCTCGTTCTTCTTTACGAGTATTAGGATTCAACTTTCTGTACTGTGTAGCGTAAATGGTTTTGCATGTTTTACATATGTTTAAATGCCCATCACTCATACGACTATGTTTACTGTACGACTCTAACGGTTTGTTTGCTTTACATGTTCTACATTCTTTCAAACTAGTAGCCCGATATAGCATCTATCGGCTCCCACTCATAGTTGTCGTACTCGTCCCAGTCAACACCGTATATAGTGTTAACCATCTGGTCGATGTACGCCAGCGCGTCTATCATGTCGTCATGTGTCAGCTTGTCTGGAAACTGGAACAGCTCATCTAAGAACTTTAACGTCCACTCACCCTTGTTCAATCTAATCTTACCGTGCTCGAATCTACCTTCTAAGGCCCATCGAATACGTTGTGTCTTGTTCTGGTTACCGTGTGTCAAGTCTTCTACGTTGAAGTAGTTACCGCGCTGACCCATCAAGTCCTTGAGTGGACTCATGATAGCCTGCTTACTGATACCCTGCTCTATGCCTACGGCTCTAGGCTTGTAACGATCTACTAGGTTAAAGATGTGCTCAGCTGTTTCGTCGGTGGTCCATCTACCTGACTTGATCTGCTGTACCCACCAGCCTGTCTCGTTAACCTTAACAACAGCTATAGCTGAGTTATCTCGATTCCCTTTACTCTTCGAACCAGACACTTCAAAGCCTGCTAAGTCACAGGCTATGTAGTATTCGCCTACATCTGGTTCGTTCTCTTCATAGTGTATCCACTCTTCTTTGAATATCTCTGAGCCAGATGCTTCGAAACTGGCCATGTATTCTTGTCTAAAGGCGTAGGTAGACAGATCTGCTTTAGCTGCCCCTATCTCTTCCTTGTCGATGAATGGGTTATCATACGTGGTGTAGTGCCACGCCTTATAAGATGGATCACCTCCTGAGCTTGCTTTAGAGTACAGTTCAAAGAAATGGTTTCTCCCCATAGGGGTTCCGATGAACATAGCGCCGCCTTTCCTATCAGAGAGTGCTGGGCGAATAATCAAAGACCAGACATCGGGCTTCATATCAGCATACTCATCTAACACTACGTACTGTAGTGAGACACCACGCATGGTATCAGGACGATCACTACCTTTCAAGCTAATCCGACTACCGTTCATCAGTCTAACTTGGAGGTTATTTACATTCTCACCTACTCGTATCTCGGCTGTAGCAGCTAGTATCATCTGCCACATGATGTCTCTAGCCTGTCCCTGAGTTGGTGCTATGTAGAATACGTCACAGTTTGGGTGGTCTAGTGCTTCTGTGATTAGCTTATAACAAGCTAGCCTAGTCTTACCTGTCCGTCTACCTGCTGCTATTACTTTGAATCTAGCTGGGTCTACCCATACTTCTGTTTGCCAGGGTAGGAGCTGGAAGTCTAATGTAATGTCTCCAGACATCTAGTAAACCCATAAGACAGGGGCTGTGTTTCTATCGTCTACGTGTATGAAGTTACCAGCTATGCCTATACCATTAAAGCCCATACGCATTGCTGTGTTGATGATTATGTAGCGTTCTACGCTGTTGGTGACAGCTATATCAGCTGCTATGCCCTGTGTGTGTCTACCGCCCTTAGCCTTACTGGCCTCTACTGGGTGGCTCTTGTCCCTGTACCCAGACGTTATCGTGAAAGGAAACCCACACCTATGTCGTAAGATGTCTAGCCTCTCTACGAAGCTATGCTGCATCTCGTTCTCACCTGTGTGTGTACAATCAAACTCTCTAATGTCGAAGTATCTGAATATTGCTTCGGTGATGTCTATAACGATTCCCCTTCGATTATTCCGTATATCGTAAACGTAGCTCTGTTAGCTGTACCAGACTTAACTGCTATACTCCCTGCTGCATATCTACCTGATACGCCTAAGTCTTGCAGTAGGACGTCAGATAGGTCTGTGTCTGTACTCTGCTTAGCTATCACTGTTGTGCTGTCCCAAGTTGTGCCGTCAACGTCATGGTATATCTCAGTGGCTACAGCGCCACCACCGTTGTTAACAACACTTACAGCTGTTATGCGATAGGGCTTGTTGTCTGTTGGGCTAAACAGCAATGTAGCGTTTGTGTCAGATGGTTTAACCTGTCCTAACTGCCTGACCTTACTCATCGTCTAAGTCCTCATAGTCAGCGTCTTCGGCTTCAACATCAATTGTAGCGCCAGCGTCTGTACCGATACCCGTTATGTTAACAGTTACTGACGGCTTCTGTCCACTACCCTTCTTAGGATCAAAGGACGATACTGGTAACGCTCTGTCCATCCATAACTTCCATGCTGCTGCTTGATGTGGATGTCCATCTGTTGTTGCTGCCGTTAGAATAGAGTCTAACACTTTCTTACTCTTAGGGGAGGTTAACATTCTAGCTCTGTAATCAGCTATGATACCAGCTTCACCCTTGGGTCTACCTACTGCTCTTCGTTTAGTCTTAGCCTCTAAGTCAGTCTTCTTTGGACGACCTATCTTTGCTACAGTCTTTGTAGTCACTGAGTTGTCCTATTAACGTTAGAGGATTGAATGCTACTGTATAGTACTGAGTTGTACGTTAACATGTAACGTTAGAATGATTCTAGGTTAAGAACAACTTAAACTATATAGTGTTGTTTAACTCTACAGTATATGTATATTATACCATACTTTTCTACATTTGTCAAGTACTATCGTGTATTAATGCTAAACAGATGCCTATAACGACATAGCTATCTGTACAGATTCGCTATGTAGACTACTACTTAGACTAACCCTTTCTATCCTAGCTATCACGTCTATCCTGCCACCACTAACCCATTGATTACTAAGGACTTGAATGATGGCTAAGTCTATTTCTTTTTCTATTTAATTTCCCTATTTAATTCTTAGTAAATCTATGCAGCAACCTGACCCTGACGCCACAGCCCCTACGCCCCCGCCCCCTATGACGCTGAATGCGAATCATTCTCATTCGTGTTACCATTCTCATTAGCCTGGATTGCACTAATTAGTAACTAATTAGCTTTGAAGTAATTAGTTACTGATTATTGAAAAGGTAGAGGCGTGAGAGGCTATGTGGTTGCTATGTAGTAACAATGAAGCATCAATCCTGTACTGATTTGCTAGGTATGTAGTAACAATGAAGTAACTATCCCGTATATATTTGCTGCGTCTATATAGGCTGACGATAAATAGGCCGATTAAAAATAATTCAACACAGTGCTTGTACTATTCGATTAGATCGATTAAGGTATTTGCAACATCAGCGAACACACACACATACACAACATCGGAGTTACAACAATGATTAACATCAAACAGCAATTACTTGAAGCAACATCAATATGCACAATGAGCCATGACTCACTAGGTGAGATGAACAGATATCAGCGAGTAGTAACTGAACAGGCTGCAATGATAGACGCGGGGCTGATCACAATGAAGGAAGCTATACGAACAATTAGATCTACAACGTAAGACTTGATAGGGGCTTAACGGCCCCTTTATAGTTGAAAGCAACTACACATACAATCAAGGGGATACGACCATGGAAGAAAGAGACTACAAAGGTTATACACTAGCTCAGTATTACAAGAACGGTACTAAGCAGAAGTATTGGGTTGTAGAGCTTGACGGCGTAGAGCTGGCACACAACTTATCAACATTGTGGGCAGCTAAGGACAGAGTTAACTATTTAATCTATACGGGTAATGTCAACGAGCACTCGACAGCTCAAACTAAGCAGTCCACACTGTAATCAATCAAGACACATAGACAACAACGGAGTTACAACAATGAAAGACTTAACGCACCAGAACAGAGCGGCATTATCATCCGAAGTATTTAAAGAAGCATACTTTATGGATGAGCTAGACAATAAGAAGTTCCTATTAGCCTTAGTCAATGAAGAGTTCTTATATACCGACGATCAGCTAGATATGTTATTAGATGATCTAGATGGTGAAATAGTTGCTAAAGGTATTGGAACAGCTCAAACTAAGTAGTTCACACTACAGTCAATCAAACAAAACACATACAAGGATTACAGGAAATGAAAGCATTATATAAAGACATCCCCGAGGGCAGTTTCGCAATAATTGTTTATCCTAACATTACAGCAATGATTTTTGGAATCTGGAAAATAGGACAAGACAAAAACGGCGATATTAGTGCTGCTGATTCGGATGGAGAAACTTATAACTTAGGTCAGGTTTTAGACGCCGAAAAAAGCGTGCTCGATATACAAAAAATGAGAAATGACGGGTTAGAAAATTATTTGATTTCTGTGATCGCACCTCTTTGTAGTTTTAACAGCACCAACAAAGAAGTTTAACCTAGACTAAATCAATACAGACAACGGAGTTCTACAATGAAGCAAACAATTACAGTTAGTCAGTTCCATGATGCCTTTATCAACATGAACAGAGAATACAACTTTAGCTATGAAGGTAGACAGGCTTTGTTCGATTGGATCGTTGAGTTAGATGAAGAAAGTGATACAGAAACAGAGTTAGACGTTATAGCCCTGTGTTGTGAGTTCACAGAATACGATAGCCTTATAGACATTCAAGCTGTCTATTTCGATGTTGAGACTATTGAGGATGTAAGCGACAACACGCTAGTTATACCATTTGGTGACGGTCAATATATTATAGCTGACTACTAACTGTTAGCTAACTTAGGAGTTTGAGCAATGAAGCACACTAAATCAGACGTTTACGATGGAAGGTGTACACCTGAGCAGTACGCAGAACAGTTTATTTCAGTGGTTCCCGTCATGGGTGAGGTGTATAGGCAGGAGTCTCGTAGTTGGTGTAAGGCCGAGTATAGAATAGTCTTTGTGGACGACAAAATAGCTGTAGGTGTTGAGGTTAAGCCCATGTTCCCGCTTGCTGGTCAGCAACTAAATTACTGCTTGTTTTATTCATCTGGCTTATATGCTGGCTGGAAGTACAAAGACATAGCACGGCCTGAATATAGACTTAGAAATAAGGAGCAATAGAGCATGCTAAGCAATACAATGATAGTACGTGATAGACTGACTAAACAAGCCGTTGCTGAGCTAAGTGATGAACTGTTAGCTAGGAGAACATTAAAGCCTCAGTGGGAAGTGGTAACACCGCACCAGCACTTGATAGAGCTGAACATAAAGGGTAGTAATGCTAGACAGTACAAAGAGCACGTCAATAAAGCAGCACTAGATGGTTATGAATCGCGCGTACAAGCTAACCTTGATCTAGGTATGACACGCTCGGACGCACAAGGCGTAGTAGATGCAGAGGATCGAAACCTATGAAAGTATTTAAGCTAATCATCCACGAACTACTATGCGCCAGTGTACCAGCAGCACTTATGGTCTATGTAGTGTTAACATACATCAATTAGGAGAACTACCATGTACGAAGATTTAACTAACGAAGAAATGATCGCAGCTTTGACTGAGTGCTGGACTGAGTCTTGGTCTCATACTTCTTGGTCTATGACTAGTAGCGAGGTATCTCAAGTAGAAGTCTTTTTGTCTCGTCTAGCTGAACTAATGAAAGATAGAGCTTGACAAGCATAACATATCAGGATATACTATATAGTATATTGAGTTGTTAAATATAGGTAGCTGATTGATTGACTTAGTACAACTCAGTACTATATAGTAACAGACAACTAAACATAACATTAATGAGGTTATAGAGATGAACACAATCACAATGAGTAACGAAGACAAGAACAGCATAGCCATAGGAACTGAGGTGGTAGCTACACACAACTCT